TGAATGATTTAACTGTTGCGAAGATACCTTGTATAGCGCCAACACCTGCTTTTGCAGCATCAACTGATGTTTCAGCAGTTTTACCTACTGCAGCTGCACCACCACCCAAAAGGTTAAGTGTTGCAAATGGATTAAAGAATGATTTAACAGTACTAATAGTTTTTGTTACTGGTGCTAACAAGTCAGTTGCTGTGTCAGTAAGTGTAAACGCACCTTTGAATCCAGTAAAGAATGATTTTACAGATGTAGCACTATTCTTTGCACCAAGTACAATGTCATCTACAACACCAAGTGAAGTTGGTGTTAGTTTACCAACAAATCCACTGAAGAATGTTTTTATGCCTGCAACACTATTCTTTGCACCAAGAATAATATCATCTACTTTATCTACAATATTAAGTTTACCAGCAAACCCACTAAAAAATGTTTTTACAGATGCGACAGCATTCTTTGCACCAAGTACAATATCATCTACTTTGTCTGCAATTTTTAGTTTGCCTACCCAATTACCAAAGAATGTTTTTAGATTTGCAATGGCAGTCTTTGCACCAAGAATAAGGTCATCTACTTTATCACCTACTTTTAGTGCATCTCTAACTTTAGTCAAGTAAGATTTAATTGCAACAAATGGAGCGCTTAGTTTACCACCTAACAATCCATCTAATACTTTAATTTCTGCTTTAAGAGATGTAAAGAATGCTGCAAGAGTAACAAAAGGTGCTGCAATTAATCCAAGTACTGCACCGAGTCCCATCCCAGCACCAGCTGCAGTCGCATTAAGGAAACCCTTAAGCATATCACCAATACCACCAGAGATTTTTTCTAATAGTGTTATTTGATTTTCTTCACGCCGTCTTTCTTCATTTGCCTTTTCAACTTCTGCCGCAGACAACCCACCTTTGTCTTGTCCAGCAATAGTACCAATTAATGTTTTGTTTTGATTTGTTAGTGTATCTGAAAGTTTAGCAAGTCCACTATTCATTCCACCTAAAAGTCCAGTTTGTTCTTTTAGTTCTGAAGTAGTATCATCTTGTTCTTTTTTATTGGATATGCTGAGTGCTTTAAAAGATTTCTCCAACATTGCACCGCCAGGCAGACCCGCAATAAGCCCTGGCATGAACTGTTTAAAAGGACTAGTAATATTATCACTAACCTTTTTTAGTTCTTTACCTACTTCACTTGCTATTACTTTTCCAGAATCTCCGACGGCCATTGTTTTTTACCTTACTTCTTTTTTGTGTATGCTTGCGAACCGAAGAACGCTGCAACTATACCAGCAACTGCAACAAAATATGTTGGAGCCATACTACCTAATGTTTTTTGTGCTTCATCTAATCCAACCAGTGATGCAATTACTACTGCAAATGGATATAATAATAATCCAAATAAAGCAAACCATGTCATCTGACGCTGGGCATCTCTCATAGCATCGTTATCTTCAAGTTCTTTACGTTTGAACTCTAAGAACATTGCATGCTCTTCATCTGATACCTTACCATCCCCATTAGTATCTGCTGGGTGATGTTTCTTAACCTCTTCTTCTGCCATAATAGTCTCTCCCTCTATTATTATTTATGTTTACGGTTCGCCGCACTCTGGCGTTCCTTCATTTCTTTCTCTTCCAAATACTGTAAGAGTAAAGAAACATATACTTCCCTCTCCCACGGCATCCAATTTTCAATCTCAGTTAATGAAAACTGATGATGTTTCATTAGAGCAAAATTAGTTTTAAAATAATTCTCTAACGAATTATGGGAGAGGGCTATTAAAAAAAACTAGCCATCCCCTCAAGTACTACAGTGCTTTCAACATCTGTATTAGGATTTTTCACCTTAACCTCTTTTTTCACTCTAGGCATAGTAACAAAGAAGTTATTCATTTTTTCAAATTGTTCATGTGTCATAGATTCGATAAAACCGTCCAGTTCTTTCTCATCCATGTCTTTTCTATCAGTCACATTCTCTGCATCATAAATTGATGCAACACAATCTTTAATAACATTAAATGCAGAATTAGCATCATCAGTAGATTTTGACATAACATCAATCTTAGGATATTTCATCATTATACCGATTCCATCACCTAGTTCAATGTTAGCATTATGCTCTACATTATTGACACACTTAACTTCTGCAAGATTAACTTCAACAGGTACTTTAGTTTCACCGTCATCTGGGCAAGTAACTTGAATCTTTACTTTTTCCCCTACGGACTTTGCACGAAGTTGTAAGAATACATATTCCAAATCAAAGAAAGGTAATACGTTTGCATCTATCTTTTCAAAAGTACAATTATGAATAATATCCTTAATTGCTCTTATTTGGTCTTTCTCCCCACCAGCACTTTGTGCCATCATAAGAAGTTTTTCTTCTTTTACAAGGAATGGACGAAATTCCACTTTTTCACCATTAGATGGTAACGTCAACTCATATTTCGCCGAGGCGAGTTTTGGTAATGCCATAATTATCTCCTATTTACATTACGATGATTAAAATCTTAGTCCTCTTCCGATTCCTAGATTACTTATTGGGTTCTTAGTTATTCCTCTAAAGAAATTTCTGAACGCCAAAACTTTTTGTTGTGCGAACACAACCCTATCTCTTGCAGCCAATACGTCATTGAATGCTTTACCAGCATCCTCAAAGATACCTTTTTCACGGCCTGGGAATTTGTCATTAAATGCTGCACCAACTGGTCTACTAGTATTTGGAAACATAGTTTGAGTGGGTGTACGAGGGTCAAATCCCATCGGTGCATTTCTTTTACTTACAACTTGTTCTTTGTATTCTGGATATTCAACCCATGATGCTTTACCATCATTAGGATTACCATGTGCTTGTAGTGGTATCCATTCTTTGAATGAAAATCCTACAGTATGTTTTAACAACGCACTAACGGTTTCGTTACTTACTTCCATTGCATTTAGTGTTTTGGGAAATGCATTTTTAATTTTAATACCAGCAGTCCTATGATTCTGCTCGTCTAACTGATATACCTCTATACTTCCAACATAATTATTATAGTACTCTATATTGTAGGTTGTTGGTGATACGATGTAATCTTGCCATGAGTTAAATACCCATCTTTCTTCATGGTTATTTCTTAAATAAAACTCAATAGAAATTTCTTCACCATATGTTAATCCTTGTGCAACCTCATATGATGGGCCGTAGATGTTTTCATCTGTAGTTGTACGAATATTCTTGCCTGGAAATGATACACTGTTAATACGGAATGTAAAATCTCTAGGAAGTTGACTTTTTAGATTTTCTTGTATTGTAGGGGGAAAGTTAATTACTGCCTCAAATCTATTAGGACGAGCTTGCCCATCCTTCTGAAAGGTTGCTAACCATTGTTCAAATGTTTTATCTCTATCTTCTTGGACAGGATAATCAAACATTAAATTATTTTCTTTTGCCATTAACTTGGTCTCCTTGGAGTATTAACCATTCTTCTAGAATCTGCATACACTCTACTTTCGGTTGCTCTCTTGAATCTTTGTACTGGTAACAAAACCGCAATCATCATTTCATCTGCATTAATAATACGAAATGGTGGTTTTACATGATCCATAAGATATCTTTTAATTGTTGGTTGAACCATTCTATTTCTTTTAATTCTATTCCATGTTAATTTGATTCTAGTACTTTCGTCCATAGGGCCATTGGCATACTCTGCCATCACGTTCAATAATTTTACACGCATTGGTACTGATAGATAATGAAAATTTAATCCCATAAACCCTTCAGATACATTATTTGCACCGACAGGTGTTATTGGTAGTATAAGAGGAAATCTATCATAGTAGGGAAGTACATTTTTGTCATCTTTATATTTGGGACTGTACATGAAGAAATTCATCTTACCGAATACTGGGCGAGTTTTTAACTTACCCTCACGGAGTTGTTCCCTTGGATTTATGTCTCCAAGTTCTTTTACTTGCTTTCTAAACCAACGGATAGATAAATCTCTACCCCCTGCTTTTTCAACTATCTTGTCAACTGCATCTGTCATACCTCTATTTATACAGTTAACCTAAGTGGTCTTCAGTTAAAATCTTGAATTCCATGTTTCTATCGTTACACCATTCTATTGCAGATTCCCACTTTGCTTGGTTTACACCCCATGTACGGACTTCACTGATAAATCGTGGGGTTTTACGTTTAGGGGGTTTTGGTGGGCCACACTGTGCCTTGGGTTTCACTTCAATGATGATTTTTTTGATAGAACCATCCTTCTGTTTTACCTTAATATAGAAATCGGGGAAATACCGATGGCGTCTACCATCTAGGGGTGATATATATGGTATGATGACTTCTTCACTTCCCCACTCAAGGATAGATGTGCTTTTGTCACAATACACCATAAACCGTCTTTCCCATAGGGAACGGTAAATTATTTTATCTACGTCACCTTTATATTTCTTTTGATTAATTGGGACGTATCTTCCACTATATGCCATGTCAAACCTTATAAATACTTTAAAGAACGAATTCTTGTAGGATTATTTATATGGCAAACTTAGAAAGTATAGTAAGTAATTTAGTT